TCCATAATAGTTATATAACAAAGCCCTATTAGGGAGGTAATAGGGCTTATTGACTGTGTGAGGTAGTCAAGTCAAAATTAGCAAACATATACATAATTGGGAAGTACCTAGTAACAAGTATGAATCATCAAGAATTTTATGAAGTTCTTATTGGTAAAACACCAACTGAAATAGAACTTGATATTGAAATTAGAAGAAGAGAAATTAAAGAGATGCCTGATGCTGTTGTAAGAGAAGTCTGTCTTGAACTAATGAAAGAGAACAAGCTTCAAGATTTTCTCATCATGGCTGCTATAGACCGTATTTCAGAAATGAATACAAAACTTATACGCTATGAAATATCAGAACATCACAGAACAAAAAATACTAAGACTACTAAAAAGAAAAAATATAAACCTAAAAAAACCTTACTCGACAGGTTTAAGACTATGTTGAGCATGTTCAGATGACCTTTTATCATCCCAAAGAACTTTATAATAATATTGATTAACACCTAGCTTATTAGCTCTTGTAAGGGCTTCTATAACTGTTCCTATGTTCTTCTTGTATTTACCTCCTGTGTATCCAATTGTATGATTTCTTACGACACGATCATCAATCTTAAATCGTTGTCCGACTGTAGCTGTCTTGGGCATAAATTTCTAAAACAAGGTATATTGGTTTCAAGAACATTTTAACTATGGAAAAAGCAAATAAATTAGAATTATTAGAATCCCTTCA